CGCACCGTCCTGTTCCTCGCCTTCAGCAACATCTTCCTCCGCGTCCGGCTCTTCCGCCGGGCTCAGCATCTCGTCCACCTGGGCGGCAGCAGCCTCCCGGCCCTTGCTCTGGGCGGGGGCAGACACAGCCTTTTCTTCCGCCGCAGCTTCGCCGGTGCCTTCTGCTGCACCGGCACCGTCTCCGCCTTCCGCAAACAGCTGCAAATCGAAAGGCTTTCCAGGGTTGCGCCTCCCGGCGTCTGCTGCGCTCTGCTTGCATCCTGCCGGCCGCGGCCCCAACAGCTGCGAGTCCACTTTCGGCGCGCACCTGCAAGTCTCCTTGAAGCTCACATTCTCCGGGTACTGCTCTGCCAGCAGAGTCAGACCGTCGGCCACAAGCTCGAACTTGTCCTGCATGAGGACGCTGTTGCCTGTCTCTACGCTCACCACCGGGCCGTCCTTACCCTGATAGATGCAGCTCGAGGTGTGTTCGTCCTCCGCGGCGCTGTACGCCAGCGTCTGCATCAGGCAGCTCACCGCCGCGCACACGATGTCCTGCCCCGCCGGGGCATATCCCGCGTGGCCCTCGGCCCTCATCGTCAGCTTCCCGCCCTCCGGATCTGCTTCGTAAATAACTTTGATCATGTATAACCTCCTGTGGTTCTCACTTGTTGGGGTTGTTGATATTCATCGCCCTCTCGGCAGCCTTCGTGGCCAGCGGGTTCGTTCCGCCGCCCACCTGTCCGCCCAGAGAGTTCGTCACTGTCTTCGCGCTGGTCTCTCCACCGCCCCCGCCGCCGGTCATGGCAGCGGCTGCTGCACCGGCCTGTTCGCTCAGGTTCGAGCCGTTCTGCTGGTCGATGACAGCCGCCATCTGCTGGATCTGTGCCATCGCCTGCTGCAGCTGCTGGTACAGAGTGCCGTTCTGGGCCACCCGCTGACGCACCTTCTCGATGCCCTCGAAATCCATCATGTCCAGACACGCCAGTGCGGCGTCCGCGTTGGCCGGGGCAAAGAACCCCAGCTGGTAGCATTCCTTTGCCGTCTCGTTCTGGCTAAGGCGGCTGAAGGTACTCTTCTTGGCCGCACTCACCGTGATGTCGAACACCGGCTCATGGGCGCCCAGCTCCACGCCGCCCACGCTCTCCACCGGCTGCGGCCGCAGCATCTGGCCGGAAAATTCCCGGTACTCCGTACCGCCCTGCTGGCCGGTGATGCGGTAGACCCGCTCTTCGTCGTAGAACTGCCGCATCAAATCGATGATAAAATAGCATTCCTTTGCAAAGGAGCGGTAAGAGCTTTTCAGCATATCCCGGCTGAGCTTCGAGCCTGCTTCCTGCAGCGCCGCAATGGCCGAAGCAGCGGTCAGACCGCTGGTCGCGCCGCCCTGGTTCACGTCCCGGTTTCCGCTGATCTCCTTCAGCTCTGCGACGCGGTTCTGCTGGTAAGCGATGGTGTTGGAGGGCAGCGGAGCGGTCTCCAGCTCCATGAAGCCCCGCTCGTCCAGTCGTCCCGTGATATGCACCACATCTTTCGCCGTGTCCAGCAGCTCGTCCTCGTTCACGCCCGCCGTGTCCGAGATAAGGTAGCGTTTCTTGGCCGCTGCCAGCGTGTTCTCGTCCATGGCCTGCGTCATCCGGTCGATGGCGTCCTGGGTGTCCTTCATCACGTCGATGTACCCGAAGCCCGCCGGGCTGTTCTCTTCCACAAAGAGCGGGTCGAACACAAAGGGATATTTTCCGTGGTCGTAGAAGCCCGTCTCGGCCATCGCCGGGTCGTTCTCGCTGGCGTAGAGCACCACGCCGTTGCAGAACTTGCAGTAATGCACCACGGTCTGACCGCCGGGCTTCTCCCGCTTGTAATACCAGTCCACCACCACGCTCTTTTCGCTGGTGTCGATGTTCCGGTCGCTGACGTACTGCCCCACGGTGATGCCGCTGCTGCCCGCCTTGCCCTCCAGCTGAGGCCACCGGGCCGCCAGACGGTCGTTGTCGGCCAGTGCCAGCGAGAAAAAGTTTGCCGAGTCCTGGATGTCCTCCACGCCCGGCTCCCAGTAGAGCATCAGAAGATCCATGCTCCGGATGGCGATGTCCCCAAGGCCCTCCCGCAGCGCCGGGTCCCAAAAAATGCCCTTGACGCCGGTACCCTGCTTGAGCTTACGCCACCAGGTGTCGCTGTACACGCTCTCGTAGTCGGCCTGTTCCAGCACCACCGGCAGAATGTCGGAGAGGAGCCTCGCCGTCTCCTCGTTGTCCTGCGCCCTCGGCAGCACGTTCGGCTCCGGGTAGTTGTCCATGGCGTCGGCGTGTTTGTTGGCAATGGAGTTGAACAGCCACCCCGTGCTGGGAGCACGCTTGCCCTCCATCACCCGGTTGCCGTACTGCTTCCAGTGGCCCAGCTTGTACCATTCCTCGTTGTCGATGATCCGCTTGTCGAGACTGGCCTTGGCCGATTTGTACTTTTCGAGGATGGCCATTGCCTCGCTGATCTCCTTCTCGCCGATGGGCTGCTCTCCGCTCAGTACATCGGTCAAGCTCTCGCTGCCCTCTGCAGCGGAGCCCTGCAATTCCTCCGGCCCGCCCGGTACACCGGCAGCAAGGCCCTGCAGGCCGTGGGTTCTGTTCCCAAAGCCCTCTCCCGCCATCGCCTCCAGCAGCTTTTTCTCCGTTTCGCTCATATCCTCATAAACCTCGTCTTGTCCTTCCTCGGGTCCATATCCAGCGGGTCGTCCAGCATGGGCGGCGGCTGGGTGTGCTTTGCGGCGCTGATGGGGTTCTCCATCAACACATACCGGCACTCGTCGTAGATGTGGTCCTCCTGGGTGGTGTCGATGTCCTCCACGTTGCTCTCGTCATAGACGAGGTTCGGGATGGTGCGGATGAAGTGCTTGCAGGTGTTGAAGACCTGCAGCATCGGCCTGCCGTCTTCGCCGAAAGCCAGCCGATAGTGAAACTGCATCTTTCCCGCCAGACGGGTGTGGTCGCCGGGCATCCAGTGCAGAAAGTTCGGACTTTTCTCCTGCATGTCCGCGATGCTCTCGCCCCGGCTCTCGTCGAAGATGGCCGGGTCGGCCACGCCCAGGATGACCCGGCCTTTCAGCAGCGGGTCATTTTCCTCTGCCTCCCGGATCATCCGTGCCTGTTCCATCGGGTCCTTTCTCAAGCCCTCGTTGGGTGTGCCGGTGCAACCGTAAAGCTCCTTGATACGGTAGAGCCGCCCGCGCTCGTCCGCTGCATACCACCCCACAGAAAACGGCTTTGAGAAACCGAAGTCGTATCCCCGCCATATCTTCCAGTGTTCCGGGATGGGAAACGGTTCGATGACGTGGGTCCAGCGCTGGTCCTTGTAATGGTTCGGGTCGTTCCGCCACTCGGTGAACACCTGCCCCGAAAAGCTGTCCCAGTTTCCGTAGAGCAGCGCCTGCTTTTCGGCCTCCGGCAGCGAGGCCAGTGTGCCGATGTAGCCCGGGTCATTTTCCAGCAGCGCCGGGTTGTCAAAGACGGTGGACGGGATAAAAATGCGGGTGCGCCGCCGGGTGATCTCCTCCCCGTCCGGCACTTTCACCTTCACCAGCTGCACCATCCGCGTCCCGGCAGGTGCCGGACTGATAAACCGTGCCTTCACCCAGCTATGCCCCACCCCGCCGGGGTTGGCCGTGGCCCGGATGTACACCCGGGTGCCGGGGCCGGAAGGGCGGTTGCGGCTCATGACATAGCTGTATTCGTCCCAGGTAAAGTGGGTCAGCTCATCCACGCCGATAAAGTCGAAGGCTTTGCCCTGATAGTTGTACTTGTCCTGCGCATGGTTTAAGCTGCCGAAATAGATCTTCGCCCCGCTGGGGAAAGTCCAGCAGTGGCTCGATCCGTTGTATCGCGCTTTCGGGAATACCGGCTTGTAGTACCGCATGGTCTTGTCGATCAGCTCCGAAAGCTGCGGGTAAGTCTTGCGGAGGATGAGCGCCCGGTAGTGCGGGACGTGTACCTGCCGCAGCGCCTCGATGATCAGTGCGTCGCTCTTCCCGCCGCCAGCAGCGCCCCCATACAGAGCCTCGTCCTCGGTGCGCGCCATAAAAGCCGCCTGTCTCGGCTGCGGCGACCAGATCACGGGGCGTCCGTGATATGTTTTATGCTCCATCCACCATCACCTCCGGCCCTTTTTCTTCCCGGCCCTCGGCCCCGATCTCCACCAGTGGCGGGTCATTGCCCTCGCTCTGGCTCTGGCCGGGTACCATTGCCGCAGCCTTTTCGGCCACGGTCATCAGCACGGTGGCCATCGCGGCGGCGTTCTTGTCGCTCATCACGCGCTCACCGTACCGCTCGAGCTGAGCGTCCAGCAGTTTTCGCTCCTCGCTGTCCAGCTGCCGGTCATAGCTGTCCTCGGCAGCGTACAGCACAAGCCCGGTCTCCGTGGCGTCCGCCAGCTCCTCGGCGTCGCTCTTGAGCAGTGTGCCTACCGCGAAACAGCGTGCACGGGCATCCTCGTCCAGCTTCTGGTGGAGCTTGGCCCGTACCTGCGCGGCCCGCTGGCTCTCGTCCACCCGGCTCTGCAAATAGCTCACCTGCGCCCTCGCCCCGAGGCTGGCCCGGATTGCTATCTCCCGCGCAGCAGCCTGCTGCTCTTTTGCAAAGGCGTCGCTCCGGCCGGCTTCCTCAGCCATCCAGCTGCGGATGGTGCTCTCCGGCACACCGTACCGCCGGGCCACTGCGCAGATGGAGCCGCTCGACAGCATGGCAGCCAGCACCTCGGCCCGCACTTTCGGTGGGTACTTCTGCCCCCGCCGGGTCCCCTTCACCGTGTTTTTGCAATACCTGCGCCCTGCCATGCTCTGCCTCCCCTCTGTAGTTCTTCCCTCCCAGTCTACAGCCACCGGAAAAACAAAACTACTGCGGACATTTTGCCCGCAGTAGTTTTGCAAGGTCTCGCCGCAGGCGAGCACGGGTTGCGGCTCCCGGCGTCTGCTGCGCTCCCGCTTGCATCCTGCTGGCCGCTGCCCCAGCCTCGGCTCCCTGTTTCCGCCACTGGCGGCGGTCGCCTCCGCTGCAGACATTTTGCCCGCAGTAGTTTCTTGTATGGCAAACAGGCCGGGTCTCCCCAGCCTCATCACGCTATGGCAATGCTATAACAGCCCTGCCGCCGCTGCGTATATCCCCACGGTGCTCAGCGCCTCCAGCTCCTTGTGGTAGTAGGTCGTCCGCCCGATGTGCAGCTTCGCCACCACCCGCTCCTCCGGCATCCCGTCCAGATACCGCAGCTGTAAAAGCCGCCTGCATACCGGGTCTGCGGCCTCGTAGTAGTCCATCGCCAGCGCGATCACGCCCGCCCAGTCGCTTTTTCCCTGTCCACAAGCCCGCAGCTCTGCCCGCACCCGTCGTTTCTGCTCTCTGGTCAATCCCTCGCCGCCTTTCTTCCGCGCGCGTCAAAACGCAAAATACCGGTACTTTGTCTGTCAGGTGCGAACTTTCGCACCCTCCCGCTTCACCATCACCACATAGCAGCGCAGCTCGTCTGCGTCCCAGCCCTCTTTTTCGTCGCCCGGCGCTTCCGGCTCTGGTACGACGCACCGCACGAACTTCCAGCCCGGGTATCTCTGTTCCCACCAGTAGGCGTTGTCCTTGCAGTCGGTGCAGCCCTTCCGCAGCTGCTTGCGGCTCCATCGGGTGTCGTTGGGGGTGTGTTCCACCGGCAGCTGAAGGTTTCTCGTCTCGTACCACCGCATCTGCCCGTGCTTCTCGAAGTATGTGATCAGGTCATCCAGCCTGTTTTGCAGATTCAGCCGGTCGGCGTTGGCCGTGCCAAGGCTCTCCACGCTGCCGTCCGACCATCGCACGGCCCACTTGTCCTCCAGCAGCTGCCGGAAGTCGGCGTTCTGCCGCATGGTCAGCCCTGTGCACTCCACCAGCAGATGATGGTGGTAGCGCCCACTCTTCCGTCCGCAGCCGGTCAGGCCCATGACCCGCAGCTCGACATCTGTGCCGTACAGCTTTGTGATGGCAGCCTTCACCCGGCGGATGTAGTTGCGCAAGTCCCGCTGGGCCTGCTCCATGCTCTCCGGCAGAAAGGCCTCTATGTAGGTCAGCGTCAGGTAAAAGCCCAACACGGTGAAGTTGGCGTTGGCTTTCTGCACCCTCCAGCGGTGCGCGTGCTGGGCGTTCCGTTTTTTCTGCCGTTCGCTGCTGGGTCTGCCCTTCTTCCGGCGCTTGGCTGCGTGCTCTTCCGGCGTGATGGGGTAGAGGTCTACTTCCATGTACCTTTCTCCGCAGAGCGTTTTCTTTTCCCGGGTGTAGGTCTGCTTCACGTTGTACCCTCCTGCTGCCTTAAGCTGGTAGTGTAGTTTTCTCTTCTGTGGCCCTCACCGTCACAGAAATAACGGGTATACTAGCTCCCCAAAGCGCCCGCCCGGACGCTTCATTTGAGAAAGGCTCCCCTCGGTAGGGGAGCTGCGTTCTCGCGCGGCCAAAGGCCGACGGGAACGCTGAGAGGTTCACCTTTATATAAACCGATATGCCTGCCGCCGAGCCTCCTCAGCAGCACCCATCTCGCCTTATATTTTTTGTCGAAGACGCCCCCGATGGTTTCCCATCGGGGGCTTACCTGTCTATATTTTTATGGCCTCGCCGGCTTTCCCGCCGCTGCCCAGTAGCCGTAGGTCAGCTCCGGTCGGCCCTCTTTTTCGGCGATGGCGTTGTAGGTCATCAGGTCGTGGACGTCGTAGTCCAGCGGCGTCGGGTCCTTGATCCGCCGCAGCACCGGCAGCTTCGGCCTTTTGTCCTTCGGCGCAGGCGGCTTGTCGCTCCGGGCATTATGCATACTGACCTGCCGCACCTCTTTTCGGCAGGTCATTTTTGCGATGCCGCGCTTTATGCAGCGCCCGCCCTGATGGTTGTAGGCGTAGTAGGCCCCGTTGTCGTTGCTGAAGACGCCCGCCTCCCACAGCTCCCGGGACGTACCCTCGCCCATTACGTTTCCGGCTGCATCGTAGCAGGTGTAGACATTCATCACCCGGCCTTTTTCTCCCCGCCGGGGGCTGTCCTCCGGATGCAGCAGCTCGCTGCTGATGTTGTACTTCCGGCCCCTCATCCGGTTGTTCTCGTGCTTGGCCCACTCGCTGGTGTGGTAGCCCTTTGGCACGATGCCGCTGGCCTCCAGCTCTCCGGCTGTGCCTTTTGCGAGGACTTCCCCGGTCAGGTAGTCCTTTACGGTGTAGAGATTCGTTTTCCCCATGTGTGCTCCTTCAGCTCGGCCATCGCAGCCGCAGCCTTTTCTTCCAGCTTTTTTTCGCTCAGCACCCGCAGCCCACCCTTCCCGGCCCGGCGTCCCAGCTGCTGCATCACGGCCCGCTTCAAAAAGGCCCGTTTCTGCTCCTCGTAGTCCCGCTCGCTCTGCTTTACCCGGTCCTCGTCCGGCTGCTCGTCCACAGTGACCTCTTCCTTCAGCGCGTCCTGCGCGCACCGGCGCAGATGCTCCATCGCCACATCCAGCCCATCCGCGTGACCTTCTTCGTTCACCTGCCGGTAGTTGGCCAGCGCCTCTTCTTTCAGCCGGTTCAGCCGCCCGGCGCCGAAGCCCAGCTCGTCCATGCAGGCCTTGGCGCACAGCGTCCAGACCATGCTGGCCGCCACGTTGCCCGCCATCCGCAGCTGCTCTTGCCGCCGGGTGCGGGGGCTGTGCAGCACCGGCACCCGGAAATCCGGATCCACGCCCTCCGGCATCCAGCTGCATCGCAAAGCGAGGCTCCTGTCCGTCGAGGGCATCCCCCGCTCGTTCGCTGTCATGGCCACATCCAGACTCTCCTGCCCCAGCTTTTCCGCCCGGGCCAGTATCTTGTTCAGCCGCGCCGCGCCAACGCCGAAGCTCTGATGCAGCGCGATGAGGATGCACCACCTCGTCATCTCCGCCGTCCCCTCCCGCGTCAGATCAAGCTCTGTCGTGAGGCTCATCTTGTTCTTCTTCATGCTCTTTGTACTCCCTGCACTTCTCATCCCGCCCGGCGCAAATAAGGCATCCCGGACGGGTTATCTCAAAAACATGGATGCACTGCTTTCGGTCTATCACGGTTCCCCAGTCTCCGCCATCAGGCAGCTCAGATCGCCCAGCATCCCGCTCACAGTCTTGGAGAGGATGTTGATGGCGTCCTCCTGCAAGTCTCCCGGCAAGGCCCGCACCGTAAAGCTGGCTGCCACCATCTCCTGCTTCAGCCGAGTGTTCACCCGGCTCACCTCTGCCCAGAGCTTTGCTTCGTCCGGCGTCATCTTCCGGGCAGTGGGCCGGACAGCGCCCTTAATGAGCGCCGTCAGCTGGTGGAACTCCTCTTCGCTCAGCTCCTTGTCGTTGCTCGCTGCGGCGATGGCCCGCGCCCGGTCGCTGGGCGTCCCGGTGCGCATGATCTGCTCGTATTCTTTCAGTTTCATTTCTGCTCCCCCGCATTCATTCCGTACAGCGCTGCCATAAACTTTGCTTCTTTGCCCTCTACGCCCCGCGTTACCTTGAGGTCTTCCGTATCCAGCAGCATTTCCTTGATACCCCTCGAAATTTCCTCGGCAAACTGTGGGTTGGTCGCCATCGGCCCCAGCAGATGCCTTGCCACACCCACAAAGCCGCGGGCGGCACACGTCAGCACCTCATCCGGCGCTTCTTTTTTTGCCTCTATGCCGAGCATCACCTGCCCATTCGTCACTTTCTTAATCTCAATTCGTACCATTGCACTCTTCTCCTTTACGCGCTATGCTTGTCGTTCTCCTCTTCCGCCCCGCTCTGGCTCCTGAGCTTGCTGCAGTACCGGCGCATCTGCGCCTTTTCAAACTGCTCGATCTCAAGCCCCCGGCCATAGCCCCAGCAGACGATGCCGCCGGCGGCCAGCAGTACGGTCAGGATGGCCGCGCCCGTCCAGCTGCCCACGGTGTCGAGGGTGACGCTGTCGCCCACCCCCGCCGCGCCGATCAGCAGCGCAGTGCCGGTCAGGTAGAGCGCCCGGATCTTCATCTTCATTTTCATTGCAATTCTCCTTTCGCTGTGGTAAAATCATTCTGGTGATAGGCCCTTTCAACCTGTCACTCGGAAGCTCGTCGGTGTTCCAGCACCGGCGGGCTTTTTGTTTTTCGGGGCCTTCTTGGCGTTCCGCTGGCAGATCTCCATAGCCTCCTGCCGCTGCTCCAGCGCAGCGTTCTTGTCGATGCGCCACAGCCTCGGCCCTTCCTTGTGGGCGGGCAGCTCGCCCCGCTGACACATCCGCCGCACCGTCTTCGGGCAGATGCCCATCAGCTCGCCGTACTGCACCACGGTCAGATACGCGGGCAGCTGCCTTGCGTCCCACACCTTCGCCTTCCGCATGGCTCCACCTCCTCACAGCCACTCGCTGCAAATAGTGTCGGCCACGTGCTTGCTAAAGCCCATCAGCTTGTCCCCCCGCTGGAACATCAGCACGGCCGCGCCTACGATGGGCAGCTTGCCGTTCTCTGTGACGTCCGCCGGGGCCAGCTGCGTGGCCCTCTGGTTCGCGGCCTTGCACTTCAGGCGGCCGTCCTCGTCCACCAGCAGCACCAGCCGGTCAGCCTCCTCCCGCGCCCAAGTGGCGTCCAGCGCCGCAGGCACGGCCTCCACATACCCGCCCACCAGCTTCTGCAGGATCTCCAGCTTCGCGCCGTCCCCCTCGTTGCACTTGAGCACAAAACTCCGGTTCTTCGCCGGGATCACGATCATGTAACGGTTCATTGCTTATCCCTCCATATTGGCATATCCAGCCTTTTCCGCGTCCTCGATGCTCACATCGTCAAACACACTTTCCAACACCAGCAGCACCCGGCGCTGTGCCGTGGGCCTCAGCCCCGCCCGCCGCATTGCGATCAGGCAGTAGCCCATGCAGGCCGCGTTGCTCCACGGCCCGTTCAGATCCTTCAGCATTTCTTCCATGTCTTTCTCCTTTCTCCCGCACTCTTCGGCGGGTCAGTTGTGAAAATCTCGTGAAGCTTAATGGTACTTTACGACACTTTACGTCCCTTTGATGGAATCATCGGTACTCTGTGGGAAAATAGCTCGTTTGCCTTTTTGCCGCCAGCCCCTTATACTGTCAATATCTCGACAGAAAGGGGGTCATTTCATGGCAAATTCAAAGCAGACCAGCAAGGCCGTCGCAGGCAAGGCGTCTTCCATTTTGCGCGATAAACGCTATGGCTCTAAAGTAAAGAGCGTTGCTGCCAGCGCCTTAGCACAGACCAGACTGTCCAAGTCCAGCAAGAAAAAGTAATCGTTTTCCCTTTGGGCATCTGTGCTGCAACACAGGTGCTCATTCTTTTTCTTCAAACAGGTAGTCCAGTGTACGGCCTTCGAATACCGCCTGAATGGCTTTTGCTTCCCGCAGAGTAAATTGAGTCCGGCCATTCATTTTGTCATTCATCGAGCTTTCCGAGATCCCAATGTACGCCGCCAGCCCCCGCTGGCTGTAGTGATGCTTCTTCAGCTCCACCACCAGATTTGCAAACATCTTTCCTCCTCCCTCACGCACTCTTCGGCGGGTCAGTGGCCCGTTTCGTGGCCAAACTTTTTGAACTATGATACAATACCCCCAGAAAGGAGGTGATCTACCATGTCCTACATCATCGACTTCTATATCAGCTGTCCGATGTGTCTCCCCAAAGGTTCTCCTAAACTTCACGCCGAAATACGGCTGGCTCAAGGCCCCGGTCAGACTCCGGCTTTTTCCTATCCAAGCGGTTGCCCCCGCTTCGATGGATGTCAAGCCTGTATTGACTGTTACCGGGAGATTCACCGTAGATTTCAGTCTGGCGAAATCGATTTTTATAACGACCCTCGTTCAGTCCACGGCGTTTTCCGTGCTACGATCCAGAAACCGATCCAGCCTCGATGACCCTCCGCAGCTTGTCCTGTACGTCCTTCGCCAGTTTCTTCCGGTACGCCCTGTCTTCCCGCTGCCACGGGTTGTTCATGGAGCCGTACCAGAAATTCAGTGCGTAGCAAAACTCGTCCAGTGCAGCACAAAGCGGGTCTTCTTCCCGAAATACGGTGGTCGTGTCCCTGCCCTCCTCTTCCACAGGAGCGCAGGGCTTTTTGCTTTCGTTGTCCATCTTTTCCTCCTCCCTCACGCACTCTTCGGTGGGTCAGCGGTATCTTTTTGAGACACCAGCGAGGCAAAAAATATTTCGTTGACCTCTTCCGCCGACAAACCATAGTGCTCCTGAATCGCCGCAATTTCATTCTGCCGAAATTGCGCCCCACGGTACTCATTGATTTTAGCATTCAGACGGGAAAGGCTCATCTGCAGATAGTCCGCCAAATTCTGTTGTGACTCGCCATGTAACTGCATCACCGCATTCAGTTTCCGTTTATTCATCTCTATCACCTCCGTATCTTTTTAGGATACTTAGATATTAGCATCTTTCTTGAATCCTGTCAAGATATTTTTTCTTGCTTTTTAGATTTTATGTGGTATTATTAAGACACAATAAACAAAAGAGGTGATGCTTCATGACCACTGGCGAACGGATACGCCAGCTTCGCATCGAGCACCAGATGACGCAGGAAGAACTGGGTGCGCGAGTTGGCGTGCAAAAGGCAGCCATCTACAAATATGAAAACGGCCTTGTCGTCAATCTCAAACGCTCTATTTTGGAAAAACTCGCCATCGTTTTGGATACCACTCCCACTTATTTGATGGGCATGGAAGATTCTGAGCAGCAGGCCAATATGCAGCTCACTCCCCAGCAGTCCACTCTTTTAGCAGCCTTCGACCAGCTCAACGATGAGGGCCAGACCAAGGCGGTGGAGTATGTCGAAGACCTCGTCCTCACCGGACGTTATAAAAAATGTCCTGCGTCTGGCTTGGGCGCAAAGGAAGCATAAAAAATAGCCGCTCTGGCTGTACCAAAGCGGCTGATCAGTATATGGTTGTTTTTTATGATTGAAGATTTTTACGCTCGTCCACTTTATGAACGCTCGGCAATTATTCACGCCGAAACAATCAAATTTAATGTTAATGAACTCCTTTCGGGAATTTCTTTCCCCAGTGAAGAGTTGAAAAGTCAAGTTCTTGTTAATTTATACTCGTTCTTTATTGCTTGCAACGAAGA